CTGCCGCACTCCACTCTCTCGCTCGCGGAGGCCGTGCACATGACCCGGTTGCTCTTGACAGGCGCGGGCGGATTTGCGGGTCACCACTTTCTTGAGCACATCCTGAGCACGACTGACTGGGACGTGATCGCCACCGACTCGTTCCGGCACCGGGGCACCGCCGACCGGATCACCCAGGTGATCGGCGGGGCACCCGACACGCCAGCCGGGGATGCGTGGCTGGGCCGGGTGCAGGTGATCACGCACGATCTCACCGCCCCGTTCAGCGTCCAGGCCATGGCCGCTATCCACGGCCCGGCCGGGGGCGGCGGCCTGGACTACCTGATCGCGATGGCCAGCCAGTCTCACGTTGACACCTCGATCACTGATCCCGTGGCGTTCTGCGAGAACAACTTCGCGGTCGCGCTGAACACCCTGGAGCTGGCCCGCAAGCTCAGGCCGGAAGCAGTGGTGATGATCAGCACGGACGAGGTGTACGGCCCGGTCTCCGTCCCCGGCCGTGGCCATAAGGAATGGGCGCCGGTCCTGCCGTCCAACCCCTACGCCGCGTCCAAGGCCGCGCAGGAGGCCGTGTCCATCTCGTACTGGCGGACCTACGGCGTCCCGGTGATCATCACGAACACGATGAACCTGATCGGGGAGCGGCAGCACCCGGAGAAGTACGTGCCCAGGGTGCTGCGCGCGGTGCTGTCCGGCGAGCAGGCGGTCATCCACGGCTCGCCCGGCAACATCGGGTCACGGCACTACCTGCATGCGCGCAACATGGCAGACGCGGTGGTCTTCCTGCTGAGGCAGGGCATCCCGGCCGCGTTCCCGGCGCACGCCGTACCCGGCGCGGCCAAGGCCCTGGAACCCGACCGGTACAACATCGCCAGCGCCGACCGGCTCGACAACCTCGAACTCGCGCAGATGATCGCGGAGGCCGCCGGGATGCCGCTGAAATACCGGCTGGAGGAGTTCCACCTGGCCAGGCCGGGCCACGACCCCCATTACGGCCTGGACCCGGGAAAGATCCGCGCCCGGGGCTGGAAGCCGCCGGTCCCGTTCCGGGCCAGCCTGGAGCGCACCGTCCGGTGGACTATGGCACACAGGGAATGGATGCTGGGCTAGCGCAGGGTAGCCATCCGGGTACTGCGGGTTTACCATCGAGGGCATGTCACGCGAACCCCGCCTCGGTGACTCGCCCCCGCCCGGTCACTGGGCGTCCAGGCTGCCCTGTTTCGCCGGGTCCTGGTACCTGGCACGCGGCTTCGACCACCTGGCCGACAACGCCGGGATGGCTGACGGCCTGTCCCTGCTGCTGAGAGAACACGGCCTCACGATCGAGACGGTGCAATCCGCCGGCGAGACCTCGGTCCGGGAGTGGTTCTACGCCTGCTACGCCCGGTACTCCGGGAAATCCCGGTCGCCTGCGCTGTGGGACGTGGCGGCCCTGTCCAGCGGGATCTACAGCCCGGACTCCGGCTGGACCCTGCCGCCTCATCCCGGCTAGACCCGGGTAAGCAGGTCCCGCCCGGGTAGCCTGGCCCGGTGACCACTGCCAGCGTCTCGGGCCTCCCCGGGCTTGCCGGCCTGCCGTGGAAACGGGCGGCGCGCTGGGGTATCTGGTGGATACCGGACGAGGCCCCCGGCGGGCTGGGCTCCCCGGAACTGTGGATGGACTGCGCGGCCATGGACGGATATGGTCGCGGGGATGCCGCGCCCGCCGTTACCGTCAGCCAGGCCAGCCCGCAGACCTGGCTCGACGCGATCGTGCGGTTCGGCTTCTACGAGGGCATCATCCCTGATCAGGTGCCGCCCTGCGTCTATATCGTGGATGTTCGCAGAACCAGCACGGCAAATCTCAACCGCCCGTACTATGTGCTGAGGTGGCCCGACTAACCTGCGATCCGTGGGGGACGCGAGGAGGATGTGCATCATGGCTGACGAGGACCAGCCTGCGGTTCCGGCAACAGAGAAGCGCGGCGGCGAGAAACCGGACTGGCTGAGGGCGAGGCCCGGCCAGGAGCTTCCCGAGCGGGAGGACCCGCCGGACCCGCAGCCCGAACCGGGCGAAGGGTGAGTTCCCGCGCGGAGGTCGTGGCCGCTACCATGCGCCGCGCGGTCCAGCTCGACCAGCAGTGGCAGCGCAAGGTACCCGAGAATGACCGCCGGTACACGCCGTGGATGCCGTTCAGCACCCCGGCTTTCGTGGCGCTGCTGGCCGAGGCGGTGCCCGAGGCGAGGGAGACCAGGGGAGACATCCGGTTCCTGGACATCGGCTGCGGGCCGGGCAGCAAGATGCTCATCGCCCGGGACCTGTTCGGCCTGGACGCGACCGGTTTCGACCGGGTACCCGAGTACACCGCCGCCGCCCGCTCGCTCGGGCTGAACGCGAATGACGCGGACGCCGAGCACTACGTCGCGTACGGCAGCTTCTCGGTCATCTGGTTCAACCGGGTGGCCCGGGACGCGGAGATCCAGGCCCGGATCGAGGCCCGGGTCTGGCGGGATGCGGCGCCCGGCGCCGTGGTCCTCTGCGCCAACCTGGAGGACCGGCCGCCCGCCGCGTGGCTCCCGGTCCTGGACGACTGGGAGGACCGGCGCGGGATCTGGGCCAAGCCCGATGTGCCGCCGGCGCCCTGGTAGTTTGACGGGAAGTAATGCGGCCGTAGCTGCCTGACCGGGCACGGACGGGCCGGAGTGTTCCCGTCCACTGCCCGGGAACAATTCTGGCGTAATGCTCGGCGTCCGTGCCCGGACGGGGGTAACCAGTCACGGGGGTGACTGGTAGCCTGGCGTTAAGCCTGTGGCACTTCGGCGCTCAGCGAGCGGGTGAGCCGGGAGGTATATCTTCCCGGAAGGCCCCGACCGCCTTGATCCAGGTCTTGTGCCCCGGCTGCATGTCCCAGGTATTCCTGGAGTGCACCTGCCCGCCGGGCCATCTCGCAGTCCTCGGTGAGCACCACCCCGGTTGCTCGCATTCCGACATCGACGCCAACCTCTCCTGCGCCCCCGGCTCGGACTGCTGCGCGCAGGACCACGACCACGCGGCCATGGCCAACTCCTGCCCCGGCGGGCACGAGGACGAGGCGTGCCCCGAGGAGGCCGGCAAGTGCCGGGTCTGGCGCGGGGCCATCGCGGACGCGCGCCACCCGCTGTTCGAGGCCGGGTCGCACCCGCTGTTCTCCGGCCGCGAGGTCCCGCCGTGCCCCGGCGGCCACTGCCATAAGGACATCACGTCCTGCACGGTCTGCCGCCCCCTGGTCATCACCATGCTCCCCGGCTCGGCCGAGGTCACGCTGGCCGGGCAGGTGGGCTGACATGGCACAGACCGCCATCGACGCGGCCCGCTCGTCGCTGATGCTCAACGCCAACCTGCCGGTCGGCGCCGCCGGAATCCCCGGCACCCAGCTCACCGCGCTGAACGCGGGCGCGATGAAGCTCAAGCTGACCTCCACGGCCTCCACCGGGTCGGCATCCGGCACCGAGATCACCGGCTCCGGGTACACCGCCGGCGGCACCGCGTTCGCCACCGCCTCCACCACCAGCTCGGCCGGGTCGAACGTCACCATGCCCGGCGGCGCCGGCACCATCTCCTGGACGAACGGCTCGGGCGGCGCCTGGTCGATCGTCTCGCTGGAGATCACCGACGCCGCCCCGATCCGGGTCTGGTACGGCAACTGGAACGGCCAGCCTGTCTCGGTGGCCAACGGCAACACGTTCCAGGTCGCGGCCGGAGCCATCTCGGCCGGCGGGTTCTGAGGCAGCCAGGCGACCGCCGCCAGCAGGGAGAGTTAGTGAGCGATTACACCCCCACCAAATGCGAGATCCTTAACGCATCCATTGCCGGCGGCACCCAGCTCGCCACGTTTACCACCGAGGCCAGCCTGATGGGCGGGATCCTGCTGCCCAAGATCCCGGCCGGGTACTTCCTGAACAACAACTCGGTCGGCCGGACGCTGAGATTCAAGATGTGGGGCAAGATGGGCTCCACCACGACTGGGCCTAACTTCACGATCACCCCGCGCCTGTTCACTCACGGAACGGCGTTCAGCGCCGGCGGCGGCGTGCTCCTGGGAACATTCGCCGTGGTCCAGATGGCGGCCTCGCAGACCCTGGCTCCTTTTGACCTGGAGCTGGACATGTGGATGGACAACCCGAACGAGGGCGCGGCCAGCCAGTTCACCACGTTCGGGAAGATCACGTCTCCCAAGGGGTTCGTGTCGCCGTTCATTGCCACCCTGCCTGACAACAACGTCGCCACCAACATCATCAGCACCTACGACGCCTGGCAGACCTATGACCTGCACATCGGCGTGGCCTGCAACACCTCGAACGCCGCCAACCTGATCAACCTCCAGCGGTACAAGCTGTACGGCGAGAACTGAGGTAGCGCGTGACCGGGACAGTACCAGCGCAGGAGGACGCGCGGACGGGGGGTTAGCCCGTGTCCTGGTCCTTCGTAGGCAGGCAGACCGGCGGCAACACCGTCAATGGCGCCACCTCCGGCACGGCTGCCATCTCGGGAGCCAACTACACCGGCAGCGCGGTCAACGGCGGCGACGTCATCGTCCTGGCCATGCCGAACACCACGGGCGGCGCCGCCACGACGGCCTCGGTGGCCGGGTTCACCGCGCTGGAGAACCAGGTCGCCGGCGGCGGGAGCACTCACGACACGCTCTGGCTGGGCTACCGGATAGCGGGCGGCACGGCCGGGTCCGCCACCACCGACTCGACGTTCGCGGTCACGTTCGGCGCTACCTCCTGGGGTGAGTGGGACCTGATCGTCCTGCGGTCCTCGGTCGGGGCGGGATCCGTCACGGTCAACCTGCATACCCAGGCGACGTATACCACCGCGCTGCCGGATGCGAGCCTGGCCGGGAACGCGACTGACCTGACTGTCTGGGGGTACAGCGGGCAGAACGCGGCCTTGTCCGGCACGGAGAACATCACCGGCACCGGCCCCAGCGCACTGTCGAACTTCCCCGCGACGTGCCCCACGCTGTCCGGTAACGGCGGCGTGGTCGGCATGGGCTGGGGCACGAACCAGTCTGCGCCCGGCGGCGGAACTTCGGGTACCGCCATCGACGCGATGGACTTCGTGGTCCGTGTTGCCGAATCTGGCGGCGGCGCCCCGGCTCCGGTCCCGGTCCCGCACGGCGGTCGGTACTGGCGCGTCAACCGCAAGTGGCGCAAGCGGCTGACTCCCGCGATCCCCGGCCCGCCGCCGCCGCTGGCCACCTCGGCCAGCGCCAAGGCCCTCCAGCGGTCGGCGGCGGACAAGATCGCGTACCTGTACGACGGGTCGGCGCTGATCACGTACTGGGACGGCGCGGCCGGGCAGGTCGCCCAGGTCGTGAACCCGCTGGCGGCGTTCCCGGCCCTGCCCTCGGTAGTGCCGCTGATCACCACGGCCGAGGACGGCACCTCGCTGTGGACCGACAACTCGTCCGGGACCTCCAGCGACATCTGGGTCTGCTCCTCCGATGACGACGCCTCCGGCGGCGCGGGGCCGTCGCTGCACGTCCGGCACGGCTCGTATACGGCCGGCGTGTTCACCTGGGACGCGGCCACCGTCATCTCCGGCACGACCACCGCCGCCACCATCATGTCGTCCATCACGTGGAACGGCACCTCCCTGATGGTGTTCTGGTGGGACGGCACGTCCGGCTCGGACCGGGTGGAGTACTCCTGGACCACCACCAAGAACGGCACGTCGGGCTGGTCTGCGGCGGCGGTGTTCTCCGAGTCCTCCACCTGGTCCACGATCGTGCAGGTCACCGCCCGGCACTCCGCGAAACTGGGTGCGACCATCGTGGCGTACGGCGGCAACACCCAGATGCACTACGCCTGCCTCAACGACTCGGCGGCCAGCCCCGCGATAGCGAACTGGGGCGGCCGGGCAGTCTTCGACCAGTTCACCGATAACTACGTCAGCTTCGGCGGCCCGCAGCTCGTCATTGACGAGGTATCCGGCGCGATCCACTGCGTCCGCGCCACCCCCAACGCGGGCGGGCCGACCTGGACCGGCGTCACCTACTGGCTCGGCACCTACACCGCCACCGGATCCGGGTCAGTGAGCTGGGCCACGCGGGTCATCGTGGACGCGGCCAGCACGGCCACCGGCCCGGCCGACATCGCGGCGGGCGTCGACACGCTCGGCACGGTTTACGTGGCGTGGACCACGGACACCTCGGCGGGCACCCTGAAGTGGGCCACGCTGGCCTCGCCGTACACATCGGCCGTGGCGGGCGGCACTATCAGCACGCCCGGCGCGACCCCGCGCTGGCCGCACATCCCGCCGGTCTCCCAGGCCCAGGCCGGGCTCACCGTGGCGCTGCCCGTCCTGTGGATGGACACCACGTCCGCCCCGTACCCCATCCGGCTGGACACCTCGGTATCACTGGCCGCCACTGTCTCCGCGACGGCCACCACCCTGGCCGGAGCCGGGTCGCTGGCCGCGTCCGCTGCCCAGCAGGCCGGGGCTTCCCTGGGTGCAGCCGGGTCGCTGGCTGCTGCGGTCACCCAGGGAAGCCCGGCCACTCTAGGCGGCGCGGGCTCGCTGGGCAACCTGGATGTCACCGGAGCCCCGGCCGCCCTCGGCGGCACCGGCAGCCTGGCCACGGCCGCGACCCAGGGCGCGAGCGCCACCATGGGCGGGGCCGGCTCGCTGTCGTCGCTGGCGGCCCAGGGAGCCCCCGCCGCCCTGGCAGGGACCGGCAGCCTGGCCACGGCCGCGATCCAGGGTGCCGGAGCCTCCCTGCCCGGCACGGGGTCCCTGGCCGCCGCAGTGAAGCTCAGCGCCACAGTCACGCTGCCCGGGGCCGGTTCCCTGTCCGCCCAGGGAAACATCGCCGGGGCCGCCACCCTCGGCGGGGCTGGCTCCATCTCCACCGCGTCGTCGGCCGGGGGCGTGCTCGGCGGCCAGGGCTCGGTCACCACCGGGGCCAGCCTGCTGGCGCCCGCCACCCTCGGCGGTTCCGGCTCGATCGCGAACACGGCGGTCCAGGGCACGACCGGGACAGTTCTCGGCGCGCAGGGCTCGATCGCGGCCCCGGCCGCCCAGGGCGCTTCCGCAACCCTCAGCGGCCAGGGGTCGCTCACCACGGCCGGGACGATCAGGGCTCCCGCCACGCTGGCCGGGACCGGTTCCCTGGCAGCCGCCGTGACCCTGCTGGCGCCCGCCACGCTGGCCGCTGCGGGCTCGCTGGCCGCCGCCGCGACGCAGGGCGCCCCCACGTCGCTGACGGGCACAGGGTCGCTCTCAGCCGCAGCGGCCACCGCCGCCCTCGCCACCCTGGCCGGAGCCGGGTCGGTAGCCGGCGGGACAGTCCAGGGCAGCACCCTGGGCGGCACGGGATCGCTGAACGCCCCGGGCACGCTGGCCGCCCCCGCCGCCCTGACCGGAGCCGGCTCGCTGACGACGGCCGCGACCCAGGGCACGACCGGAACCACCGTGGCCGGAACCGGATCAATCGCGGCCACGGTGATCCAGCGGACCATCAGCACCCTGGCCGGGACCGGATCACTGACCACCAGCGTGCCCTCGCAGTCCGGCCAGCTCAGCGGAACCGGATCACTGAACGCCCCCGGGTCCGCCGTCCTGCCTCCCGCCGTCCTGGCCGGAACCGGGTCAATCGCGGCGACGGTGATCCAGCGGGCCGTCACCACCGTCGCCGGGGCCGGGTCGATCGCGGCAGCCGCGACCCAGCGGGCCGGGGCCGTGCTGACCGGGACGGGATCGCTGACCGCGCTCGGGCTAACCCACCCGCCGCAGGTCAAGGGCGGCAGCACCGGGTGGTCCGTCACCCGGGCGTACGCCTCGGCCGCTGCCGTGAGCGAGCAGGCCGGCACGGTCGCGCTGGTGAGCACGGGGCCGGGCAAGTCGGCTGCGGCCGTGAGCGAGAGGGCGGGAACATCGGCCGCCGTGACCCAGCCGTCCGGAAGCTCGGCCAGCGTATCCTGATGGCCAGGGCACAAGCAGGCCAGCCACCACTCCCGGTGCGGGGCAGAGGAGGAGCGGTGGCCAAGACCTTCAACCTGAGCGACCCGGGGCACTACGAGGCTTACCTGGCCGAATCCTTGCTCCAGATGACCTTGTACGGCGGCATCTGCCTGACCCGGGGCGAGGACGGCTGGATCACCGTCCTGGATGCCGCTGACCTGATCGCGCCCGCAGGCCAGCCCGGGTTCGTCATGGTGACCGGCGACGGGGAAGTCCTCCCGGTCCCGGAGGCGGCACCGTGACCGCCACTGTCTTCTACGACAGCGCCAACGAGGTCGCGCTGCTCACCAACACGTTCACCTCCGGCGGCAACCCGGCCGACCCGACCGCCGTCTCCTGCGTCGTGACCGACCCGTCGAACGCCTCGGTCACCCACACCTTCGGCGGGACGGCGCCCGCCGACATCGCCAAGGTCAGCACCGGCAAGTACACCCTGGCCGTGCCGTGCTCGCCGGCCGTGGCCGGGGCGCTCGGCCTGTGGGGCGGGGAGTGGATCGGAACCGGCGCGGTCTCCGACGTCCAGCCGGTCACCTGGCGGGTCCTGCCGGCCAACATCTCCCAGGTCTGGTACGTGGGCATGGAGGAGATGAAGGGACGGCTCGGCATCGCCCTGACCGACACCACCCAGGACTACGAACTCCAGACCTCGATCGCGGCGTCGACCGGCTGGATCAACGAGTACTGCGGGCGGCATTTCAACCGGATCACCGAGACCCGCACCTACCAGCCGGAGAACATCTACGAGCTGGACGTGGACGACATCGTGCCCGGCGCCCCGATCACGGTCAACGTCGACCAGGACGGCGACGGGGTGTACGAGCAAGCCTGGACCCAGGGCACCGACTACGTGCTCAAGCTCGGCCGCCACCTGTTCAACGTCAACGCCACCGGGATAACCCGGCCCTACCGCAAGCTCCAGGTGTGCGGGTCCGGGAAGCTGCTGCCGTTCACCTGGCCGCTCACCCACCTGGACCGGGTGCAGATCGCCACCACCTGGGGCTGGACGGTCGTGCCCTGGCAGGTGACCGAGGCGAACCGCATCCTGGCGGCCGATGAGTTCCGGATGAAGGACGCCCCGTTCGGCGTGGCGGGCGTCTCCGATATCGGCCTGGTCCGGATTCAGTCCAACCCCTGGCTGGTGGAGAACCTGCGGGCGTTCGTCAACTCCCGGCGGAAGGTAGGCGTATGAGACATCTCCGGAAGCACTCGCGGACGCGCCGTGTCCTGGTTGACTCCCATGACCTGCGCATCGGGCTGTTCTACGCCAGGGGGCACAGCGCGTGGCTGCACCTGCCCGGGATCGTCATCCGCCTGAAAGGGGCTGGCTTATGTTCGTCCTGACCACGGTCAACTGCCCCGCGCTGGTCCCGGTCATCATCCCGAAGGCCGGCGGCCGGGGAGGACGGGGGCGGTAGGTGGCCGCGCAGGCTCACACGGCGAAGGTCACGCCCAAGCAGCTCGCGGCCGACCGGGCGAACCTGCGCAAGGCGCGGGCCGTGCAGAGGGGCAAGCCGAGGACATCGAAACAGCGGTCGGCGTCCCGGCATAACCTGGTGCACGCCCGCGCCGCCCAGTCCGTCCGTAAGCACGGGGTCAGGTTCACCCCGTCCGTGTCGGCCAAGAAGCCGAAGGCCGCAGCGGATACCCTGATGTTCTCCGGGAGCCGCGCAGGCTCGCCAGCCAGGCTCCCGGAGGCCCCCTGGCTGCACTCGCTGCCCGTGTGCGCGGCCGTGGCCGTGGCCGCCTCGCTCCAGTACTGGTCCGGTGTCACCGCCACGGCGGGCGACATCCTGGACCTGCACCGTAAATCGCCCGGTGACGCCACCCTGGGTGACCTGCTCGAACTCGTCGCGGCGGAAGGATTCGCCGGGGCCAGGCTGGAATCGTTCCAGCGATGCGACCCGGGCCTGGCCGTCCCGGGCCTGGTGTACGGCACCGCCCTGGACATCGGCTACCACGCCGTCCTGGCCGTGGCGGGCGGGGTGCTGAGCTGGGGCCTGGAGCTACCCTGGCTGGGCGAGCCCGGGGAAGCCTGGCTGCTGGGATGGGAGGACCCTGATGGCGATTGAGCTGCCGCCCGGATTCAGCCTGGATATCGTCCTGGACGACTGGGTGCAGGAGCAGCGGGACGGCTGGGTGATCCCGGTCTCGCCCCAGATGGCCAGGGATACCCCGGACCTGTCCCGGTACGTGGCCGGCCTGCCCGGTGCCAGCGGCGAGTTCACCGGTTTCTACGACACGGCCGTGACCGCAACGATGGCCGACTCGCTCCCGGACCTGATCCCGGTGGAAGTCGACACGCACAGCAAGCCCAACCTGCTGGCCACCGCAGCATCCGGGACCGTGCTCGACTTCGGGATCGCGGGCCGGAAATTCCGGATGACCATCCACCGGGTGGAACGGCTGGGCGGCAACCGGGTCCGGGCTCTGGTCTGGCGCGAGTCCGTGACCGAGGTGAGCGACGGTGAGTGAGCAGCCGGCAGAGCAGGACCCGGATACCTGCTCGGGCTGCGGCGGCCAGCTTCCCGCCGGGCGAGCCTGCGCCGCCTGCGCGCCGCCGGACCTGGAGGCCATCCTGCGCGCCAGCCAGGGCATCGGCCCCGACATAGACGGCGCCATCCGGGCCATGGCCTCCGTGCACGCCCAGTGGAGGGAGGCCTGGCTGGAGACCGGCAAGTTCAGCGAGCAGGAAGCGTTCGAGCTGGTCCGCATCCTGGTGGCCTCGTCGGCCGGCGGGGTCCGCTGCCTGAACCTGTGATCTTCCGGTCGATCGGAACGTCTCTCACTGGCACAGGCCCGCGAGCCGGCCGGATCGTGATGCTCTCCGCGAAAGAATCTGTATCCTGAGCTGAGCAGCGGGCCGGAGAGACCGGACCCAGGGCAGAGGTCTCCGGAGTGCCTGTGTGCACCACCTCTGGCTGCAAGTCATCCGCATCACGGGCGTCGATAACGTCTCCGGCAAGTGGTATGCCTGGTGGAGCGGGTTCGCCGGCGACATCACGCTCCTGTTCGCTGTCCTCACCGCGCCGTACATCCAGTGGAAGCGGAATAACTGCCAGGTCCGGCACTGCTGGCGGTTCGGCCGTCACCCGTTCAGCGACCCGGATGAGCACGTGGTCCGGCACCTGTGCTGGCGGCACCACCCGTCCGTGGAGAGCAAGCAGCTCACTGTCCGGCACCTGCAAGAGCGCCACCACCTCTATATCGGCAAGAAGCCCGGACGAGGTTAGCCAGATCTGGACGATCCCGGACACCTGGACGGAGGTGGACGGCCGTGGCTGACCTGGTAGCCATCCGGAACGCGCTGGCCGCGAACATCACCGCGTTCACCGGGCTCCGCGCGGACGGCCAGGCCCGCGACTCGATTACCCCGCCCTGCGCCGTCGTCCTGCCCGGCAACCCGTACATCACCTACGGCGTGACCATGGACGGCCCGGTGATGGGCGGCCCGGTGATGGGCAACGCGGTCAACCTCAACCTGGCCGTCCTGGTGATCATGACGGACGGCGCCCCGGTCGACGCCACCCAGCGGGCGCTTGACGCCTACCTGGGTGCCGGGCAGCACGCGGACGTGGCCGCATCAGTTCCCAGCGCGATCGAAGCCGACGCCACCCTCGGCGGGCTCATCGACTTCATCCAGGCCCAGACGGTCACCCAGTACGGCCGGATCGAGTACGGCGGCGTCACCTACTTCGGTGCCCGCATCAACGTCATCGCAGGAGGCATGTAACTCATGGCAGGCACCTGGACCGTCACCGCGCAGCGGATCGAGCAGCACCACCTGCCCGGGATGTACCTGGGCCGGAACGTCTACCACGACTCCCGGAACCTGGCCTACCCGTGGCAGCGGCAGGACGGCCGTGAGCTGGCCAGCCAGATGTGGACCCGGCACATCCCGATCCTGGACCAGGGGCAGGTGGGGTCGTGCACCGGGAACGCGGAAACCGGCTCGCTCGGCTCCGACCCGGACTTCGGCGCGCTGCCTCCCTCGCCGCCGCAGCTCAACGAGGCCCTGGCGCTGCGGATCTACTCCGGCGCCGAGACGATCGACGGCGACGGGCCGTACCCGCCGAACGACAACGGGTCCTCCGGCCCGAGCGCGGCCAAGGCCGCGAAGAACCTGGGCCTGATCTCCGGGTACCTGCACTGCCTGTCCCTGGCCGACGTGCTCGACGCGCTGGAGGAGCACCCGGTCTGCATCGGCTCCAACTGGTACGACTCGATGGACCGCCCCGACAGCTCGGGCCTGGTTAGCATCAGCGCGGGAGCCAGCATCCGGGGCGGCCACGAGTACCTGTGCCGGGGCAAGGACGTGGACCGCCAGCTCGTCTTCCTGGACAACTCCTGGGGCACCGGCTTCGGCGTCAAGGGCAGCTTCTCCTACTCCTGGGCCACCCTGGAGCGGCTGCTGGGCGAGCAGGGCGACGGCACCGTATCGCTCCCGCTCACCGTCACCCCGCCCGCCCCGGTTCCCGTGCCGGTTCCCGTGCCGGTTCCCGTGCCGGTGCCTGCTGACGACGCGGACCTGGCCCTGTTCCGCCAGACCCAGGCATGGGCGGGCGAGCACCACGTCGGCCAGAACAAGGCCGTGGCCGGGGACCTGGCGCGCTGGTACTCCGCGAAGGGCTTCCGCTGATGGACGAGGCAGCAGAGAAGCCGCAGCGGATACACGGCCGGTCACCGGGACTCTGGGACGCGCTGCGGGACTCCGGGATCGTCCGCGAAGACGATTACGTGCGCCGGGTGATCATCGACATCGACGTGCGCAGTGCCGTGACCGTCTACATCGAGCGGTATGCCGACACGCGGGTGCTGGAGCTGCTGCCGGTCCTCGGCCACGGCAGCGCGGAGATCCGGTGGGCGGACAAGATCCCGGAGACGGTCGCGGAAGCCGAGTCGGTATGACGTGCCCGGGACACCAGCTCATCGTCGTCGTGGATGACTGGGCAGCCCCGCCGTCCCCGCCGTCCCCGCCGCCGGACCGGGAGTTCCGGGATATTGCCGCATGGCGGTCCTGGCAGCTAGACGCCATGCTCGCGGCCAGCATCAGCAAGCCGAAACCGCTGTGCCTCACCGCCGGCATCTGAGGAGGAGAGCATGAAAGTCCTGGTCGTGCACCCGGGGCCGGATTTCAGCGTCCACGACGTCTACATCGGCTGGGTCGACGCGCTGGCCGCCCTGGGCTGCGAGGTAGCCGGGTACAACCTGAACGACCGGCTCATCTTCTACAACATGGCCCTGATCGACACCGGCATCACGGACGAGGAGGGCCACCCGATCGTCAAGTCGGCCATGACCAGGGAAGAAGCCTGGTTCGCCGCCATGCAGGGGCTCTCGCACCAGGTGCTCTGCATGGACCCCGATGTCGTGCTGTTCATCAGCGCGTTCTTAGCCGGGG